TAAAATATGGCAAATCCAAATATAGTAAGTGTAACAAGTATCTACGGGGGTAACGCTGGTTGGAATTTATCTAACACGTTAACTGCAACTTTGTTAACTGTAGATGCAGAAAAATTATTAAAAATTAACAGAATTGTTTGTGCCAATGTTGATGGTTCAAGTGCAGCTGATTTAAATCTATACGTTGATGGTATGGGTTCAGGTGCAAGTGGAGTTACAACAACTGGTGCAGATGCAACAGTTTATTTAGCAAAGACTGTTTCAGTTCCTGCGGATTCATCATTAGTAGTATCTGATACACCTATCTACTTAATGGAAGGTGATATATTAAAAGGTGGGGCTAGTGCTGCATCTGATCTGGACTTATTCATTTCATATGAAGTATTAGACGACGCGTAGGAGGTAAATAAGGTCTATGCCTATTATATACCCAACTAACCTCAACAAAGTTAACTCTAATGGCGGCATTGTAGGGCCCACACTCACTACAACTGGTTCTAGTGTTACTGGCGGAGATAAAGCTGTTGATGACTTATATGCTTTTTTCACAAGTTTAGTATCTGTAGGTAGCGCAACTGGTGTTTTCACTTTAAGAGATCAAATGGCTAGACTAGTAGATAGTGAATGGCCAAACCCAGAAGCACTTTCCGATGCAGTGGCTACTTCAGGAGGAACCAATAGTGTTAATTCTGTAAGTATGGGATCTTATGACTATACTTTTTATGCTTCTTCTCAAACCGTTTCATCTTTTAGTAATGGTGATTGGTTTACTACCACTGCGGATAGTAGATCGGGCATGGTATATGTTAATGGTGATTTAACTATTGATTCAGGACAAACTTTTACTCCAGCAAATAGAAAACTTTTTACTGCTATTTTTGTTAATGGCGATTTAGTTATTAATGGAGTTCTTGGCATGGATAACAGAGGATCAGATCACGGGGGTGTTCCCGTGAGTGCTGGTGCTTTAAAATTAATTTCCCCAGGTACTTATAGTTCAGTTTCGGATCCAGAAATCCCTGCTGCAGGTGGTGCAGGTGCACCCGGTGGTTCTGTCGCTCAAAGAGGCGGAACAGCAGGAAGTGCGGGCTCAGCTGGTGGTTCTGGCGGAGGCGGCGGAGGCGGTCGTTACCCCGGCCCTGGTACAGTAGGAGCGGGACAACCTGGAACATCTTTTAGTGGAGGACCTGGCGGAGGCTCAGCTCAAGACGGAGGTTCCGGAGGAACTGGTCAAGCTGATGGTGGAACTGGTGGCCCTGGCGGTGGAAGAAATGGCGGAGGCGCTGGAAATCCAGGAGGCCCAGGTTCAAATGTCGGGGAAGATGGAACTGGAGGAACTTTATTAATTTATGTAACTGGAGATATTAGTGGTAGTGGTACAATAACAGCAATAGGTCCTGACAATCAACCTAGTAGAAATGGTGGGATGATGGGAGGAGCTAGTTCTGGTGGAGGCTCTATTACAATTTTTGCAGGAACAGATAATTTTACTGGTAGTGGTACTTTAACCGCTGCGGGTGGAATTGGTGGTGTTCAAGGTGGTAATGGTCCTGGAGGAGCAGGGACTGCGAGAATATTAAGTATAACAGCGAGTTAATATTTATGGCCGTCGATAAATCAAAATTATATTATTTTTATGCACCAGCTGATGGGTATTATAATCTTCATTCTAATATTCCAGCTGACGTTGTAGCACAAGAAGTTACTCATGTGCCTGCATCAGAAGCAGAAAGAGATTCTAAACTTGCCGAACTCGGAGTTAATGGTGTTCCTGGATACCCTTCAGTATATTTTTGGAGACCAGAACATAGAGAAACTACTGAGTCTAGAACCTATGAGTTTCCGGAGGTATGGTATGCTTACGGTGTTTATACTTTGGAAAATAAAGATGTTACATGGACAACAGTTAAAGCGAGCATTCAAACTATACTAGATTCTGATACACCAATTTAATTCTATTTAGTTGATTTAGATCAATTAAAGATATATATAGAAAGGTATAAAGCATTAAGTTATGAGATTCCGAAGTTATTATCATTATTTTAATTCTGCCATTCCTTCAAAAATTTGTGATGATATTATTAAAACTGCAGAGGAAAATAAAAAAGAGAAAGCATTTATAGACAATAAGAAAAAAAATTTTGATGAGTTAAATGAAGAAGAGAAGAATAATTTAAAAGGTTTTAGAGATTCCACTATTGTTTGGTTAGATAAAAAATGGATTTACAACGAAATAATTCCCTATATTAACAGCGCTAACCAAGCCGCAGGATGGAATTTTCAATGGGACTGGGCTGAGGTAGCTCAGTTTACTATCTATAAACCAGGTGAATATTATAATTGGCATTATGATTGTTTTCCTGAACCCTATAAAAACACTGATCGTAATAAAAAATATGCTGGAAAAATTAGAAAATTATCAGTAACCGTTCTCTTGTCAAAGCCAGAAGATTACGTAGGGGGTGAATTGGAATTTGATTATGGGGAGAAACAAATGTCCATATCAAAAAATAAAAAAGAAATGAAGGGTTATGTAGACGCTTGTAGGACGGCAAATAAAGGGAGTGTCATAGTCTTCCCTAGTTATATATATCATAGAGTAAAACCTATAATTAAAGGAACCAGATATAGTTTGGTAATTTGGTGTTTGGGATGGCCTTTCCATTAGCAACTTACTATATAAAAGACTCACCTTTAATCGAGAGATTAAAAGATGAGATTATAAAAGGAATAGGTTTGAATGATTCACGAAGTTATAGTACTAATGTTTATGGTCAAATGACTTCCTATAACTATTTTCTAAAAGAAGGAAGAGATTTATTTAATCAAGCTACTAAAATGTTGCCTAAAATAAAATATGTAGATGCATGGGGTAACCTATATTCAAAAGGAGATTTTTGTAGAAAACATTTCCACGGAGATGAAGATGTAAATATAAGTGGGGTTATATATTTAGATGACACTTTACCTGGCACTTATTTTAATAAAAAAGATATAGAAATAAAACCAGAACCAGGAAAAATAATTTTATTTTCTTCAAGAGATGAGCATGAAGTTAGATATATGGAAGAAGATAAAGAAAGATACACTATAAGTTTTAATGGGGTTAAAAAATAATGAATGTTGAAATATATAAAAACCTATTACCTACAGAAGTAAATAAGCGAATACTATCTATCCTAGTTAATCATCATTGGCATCTGGGTGTTGATAACGATGTAAACCTAAGATTAGCGGATGCTTTAGTAAATAGAACTAAGGGGTTTTCCGTTCAAACTTATCAAAAAGGACGGGTACAAGTTGACTCTATTTTAAATCCTTATGGATATGTAATTTTTGATATACTTACTTCTAAGTTAAATTTTAAAACCAAGTTAGATAGATTGTATTGGAATATGTATTTCCCTGGTCAAGGGACAGACAAACATGTCGACAGTGATTTTGATAATAGTTATAGTGCGCTTTATAATTTAAATACTACTGATGGGGGTATCCTTATTGGTGATCAATTTTATAAAGATGAGGAATCTGAACTTAAAATATTTAAAAGTAAAATTATTCACCAAGGAATAGGGCCTACACAAGATGTAGTAAGGTTTAATTTAAACATAACATTTTTAAAAGATGAGCTTTAAAGACAAAAAATATAAAATATTACAAGGAGCTATACCGCGAGACATAGCCGACTTTGTTTATAACTATTTTTTACTTAAGAGAAAAGTTGATCAGAAGCTTTTCGCAGATGAAATGATTTCTAAATACACTCCTTGTTTTGGAACGTGGCAGGATCCACAAGTTCCTAATACTTATTCCTGTTATGCTGATGTAGTAATGGAAACATTATTACAAAGAGTAAAACCTATCATGGAAGAACATACTGATTTAAAGTTATTAGAAACTTATTCTTATGCACGACTTTATAAAAAAGGAGATGTTCTTGCTCGACATAAAGATAGGATCTCTTGTGAAATATCCACTACCTTAAATCTAGGTGGAGATGAATGGCCAATCTATTTAGACCCCACCGGGAAAACAGCAACTGATCCGGCCACAGTTGCTATTGAAGCTGGCATTAAAGTAATACTAAAACCGGGAGACATGTTAATATATGCGGGATGTGACCTAGAACATTGGCGAGAAGAATTTAAGGGAGAAAATTGTGGACAAGTTTTTTTACACTATAATATTGATAATGAACTTAACAGAGCCAATATATATGATGGTAGACCTTTTGTAGGACTTCCATCAGAATATAACACGAGAAAGAAATAAAGTGAGTTATAAAATTGTAGATAATTTTTTAGACCCTAAAGACCATACTATTTTAAAAGACATAGTAAGTGCTGATACTTTTCCATGGTTTTATAATAAGTATAAGGTGGATGAAGATACCGACTTATTTAATTTTCAATTTATACATCTTTTTTTTACAGACTATATAATTAATTCTAATTATTTTGAATGTCTAAAACCTCTTTTAACAATAATAGATCCGATTTCTTTAGTAAGAGTAAAAGCTAATTTAACTACTGTAACCCATAAACAGGTGTCCTATAAAGAACATGCCGACCAACCTTTTAAATGTAAGGCAGCAATTTATTATATTAACACCAATAATGGTTATACTTTAATAGGAGATAAAAGAATAGAATCGCAACAGAATAGAATGGTATTTTTTGATGCTGACACAAAACACGGCAGCGCGAGTGCGACTGATTGTAAAAATCGAATGGTTATAAATTTTAATTATTTTTAAATATGAAGTTAACTTATAAAGTTGTGGATAATTTTTTAGATTTTAATGATTATTTAAAGATATTTTCAAAAATGAATTCTGAAACTTTTCCCTGGCATCATATTCAAAAAGGGGTGTCAAATACTGGAGTGGAGGATGGGTCTTATTTTGTTCATAAATTTGTATGGAACTTAGAACAAAGTCCCTATTTACATCTATTAGAACCTTTACTCCGTAAAGTGGATCCTAAGGCTTTAAAAAGAGTTAAAGGAAATTTATACCCCAGAACCGAAAAGCTTTTTTATCATGGGGTACATACCGATTTTGAATATGAGCATAAAGCGATGATTTATTTTTTAAATACAAATGATGGCTATACTGTTTTAAAAAAAGAAGGGGTTAAAATTAATTCCGTTCAAAACAGAGCCTTGTTTTTTAATCCTCTAGACGAACATCAAAGTACGACCTGCACTGATTTACAGTGCAGAATGAATATAAATATGAACTATTTTTAAACATTGAAATCCCTTACAATCTGATATAACACCTACTAAACAGGTTTTTATATGCTACAAAAATTAGGTTTCTTACCCGGATTCAATAAACAAGTCACAGAAACTGGAGCCGAAGGGCAATGGTTTGATGGTGATAATGTAAGATTTAGGTACGGTACACCTGAAAAAATAGGTGGTTGGCAACAGTTAGGACAAGATAAATTAACAGGTGCCGCTAGAGCCCTTCATCATTGGGATGATAATGCTGGTATTAAATATGCAGCTATAGGCACTAACCGAATTCTTTACATTTATTCAGGTGGAACCTATTATGATATTCACCCAATTAGAGAAACCATAACAGGATGTGATTTTACAAGTACCGCTTCATCCAAGACAGTTACTGTTACTACGCCTAGTTCACATGGTTTAGTAGACAATGATATTGTTAAGTTCGACGCTGTAAGTAGTATACCCGGATCATCAAATTATAGTGATGCGACGTTTGAAGATGAAAAATTTATGGTAGCTTCTGCACCAACTTCTACTACATTTACAATTACACTGGGCACAGCTGAAGGTGGCAGTCCTATGACTAATGCTGGGGATGCCTCAGTTTTATGTTATTATCATGTAGGACCTTCTCAACAATTAGGTGGCTATGGTTGGGGTACAGCTAACTTTGGCGGAACTGCCTCTGGTCCAGCGACCACTACATTGGCTGCCAATATTTCAAACACAAGCACAACATCAATTACTCTTGCCAACACAACTGCTTTTCCTACTTCAGGAGAAATTAGAGTAGGAACAGAGGATATTTCTTTTACTGCTAACGATACAAGTACCGGAGTTTTAAGTGGAGGGGCTCGAGGAGTAAACGGAACCACAGCACAAGACAGTTCTTCTTCACCATCTACTCACAGTTCCGGGGATGATGTAACTAATATTTCAGACTATGTAGCATGGGGTGACCCATCTTCTGCTGACTTTACAATTGATCCAGGATTATGGATACTAGATAACTATGGAACAAAATTAATTGCACTTATTTATAATGGAAAATGCTTTGAATGGGATGCAGCTGGAGCAGGAGCTACATCTACCCGAGCCACAGTTATTGCTAATGCCCCGACTGCCTCACGGCATGTTTTAGTATCGACTCCCGATAGACACTTAGTTTTCTTTGGAACAGAAACAACCATTGGTACAACTAGTACACAGGACGATATGTATATTAGATTCTCTTCTCAAGAAAGTATTGATGCATCTGATTCTTATACCGTTAAAGCAAACAATACCGCAGGTACACAAAGGCTTGCAGATGGCTCTAGGATTATGGGGGCTATTAAAGGTAGGGATGCAATTTATGTATGGACAGATACTGCATTGTTTCTAATGAAATTCGTTGGTCAACCTTTTACCTTCTCGTTTGAGCAGGTAGGTACTAACTGTGGATTGTTAGGAAAGAACGCTAACGTTGAGGTAGATGGTACAGCTTACTGGATGTCTGAAAATGGTTTCTTTATGTACGATGGTCAATTAAAATCATTACCGTGTTTAGTAGAAGATGCTGTTTATGATGACCTTAACTCTACTGCAAAAGATCTAGTTAATGCAGGTTTAAATAACTTATTTGGTGAAGTAAGTTGGTTTTATTGTCAAGATGGGTCTGATGTTATTGATAGAGTGGTAACATATAACTATCTAGACTCTACTATTAAACGTCCTATATGGACAACGGGAACTTTAGCCCGAACAGCTTGGGCTGATTCATCCGTATTTCCTAAACCGCATGCAACTTATTATGGTGAAAGCGATGACGCTTCTTTCGATGTTACTGGTAATACAGATGGAAGTACTATATATTATGCCCAGGAAACAGGGACCGATCAAATTGTAGCTGGAGGAACAGTGACAGCAGTTTTAGGATCTATTACATCGGGTGATTTTGATATTACTCAGAAGAAAAGTACTACAGGAAGCACTGTAGGTATGCCTGACCTTAGAGGAGACGGAGAATATATAATGAGGATTAGTAGGTTTATACCAGATTTTATTTCACAATCAGGGAACACACAAGTTAGTTTTGTAACTAAAAACTACCCCAACAGTTCTGGAACTACTACAAACTACAGTGTTGATTCAACTACAACTAAAAAAGACACAAGATTAAGAGCAAGATCAATTGCTTTAAAAGTAGCTAACACTACTCACAGTGAAGATTGGAAACTTGGTACATTTAGATTAGATATACAACCAGGAGGAAGAAGATAATGGCTACCTTTTATACAGGAGTTGATAAAGAGAGATATGATTTAGGTGAAAAGTTTTTGCCTATGGATCAATTTCTTTTAAACTACACAGCACCTACTCCTGAGGAACCGGGAGGAATTCCTAATGCTGGTGTACCTCAGCCTTACAAAGGGTATCCGAGTTATGACGCATGGTTGGCGGCCCAACGTGGTGAAGGCGCCGGAGGCGGAGGAGGCCACGCAACTGACTATGGTAATTTACAACCAACTTGGACAACTTTACCCGGTGATCCTAAAAATTATAGATTATCACAATTAGAAAGAACATCCGATTATTTTCCCCCTACAACTGGAATAGGTAAAGCTAAAAACTGGTTTCAAGAAAAATTCTTTCAACCAAAAATAAAAGGTACGTATGGGACTAGACAAAAGGCACAATATGACATGGGACAAAAGCTTCCATTTTTTTTAAGCAAGGTTGCGGGTATGCAAAGTGCATTTAATCCTGACTCTAAAAACTATAATCCAAACTGGGAAGATCAATTAAATTATTTAGAGATGGGAGACAAGATAGGTATAGACCAGGGGAGTGGGTTACGTAAATATACGGATGAAAGTGTTTTAGCAGGTCAGAATGTATTTTCTGGTTTTGGATCAAATGATTACGAAGAACAATTACAGAAAAAATTAGACTGGTATAAACAAAGAGAGTTAGCTGGTAAAAAATTTAGTATTAAAAATCGAAAAAAAGCTGAAGATGAAATGGAGGCTTGGAAGAATAAAAATAAGGATACTACCGACATTATAACCGACACAATAACTACTGATGATGGAACAATTGATGGTGGAAAAAATTCCACCGGAGATGAATGGGTAGATCACGGAGCTTATGGCGGAGGTGAAGGAGGAATTCACACTGGAGAAGGAACAGCTAGTCAAACAACTTCAACATCTAATCAAGATGGGGGATGGTCACCAGGATCTGGAAGTCAAGGCACTTCACAAGGTGGACACTGGGACTCTGGTAATCAAGATAAAGGTGGTGGCTATGACTTTGCTGATTATAATCAAGGTGGTAGAGTTTATTTAAATTTAGGAGGACTAGCAAGTATTCTAGGTAGAGAAGGTTTAGCACCTGGTGGACCGGCTGGTGGAGCATCTGCTGGTGGAGACTATGGTGGAAACGTTAACCCTGAACAAGAGTACGCTGGCAAAACATTTCAAGAAACATATGGCGGTGGTGATGGTGGTAGCGGTGAAGTACCCCCTACTTTTGTAGAGAATAAAGATGTAGTAGATGTTGATTGGTTAACTACGAAGCCAGAGCTAAACATAAACCTAGACCGTTCAAAGTATTTAGCGCAGCTTGATCTGATAAATTCAATTAAGAACCAAGAATTAGAAGGACAGATAGGAGCAACGATTGGTCCAGTAGATTTTTCTACAATGATCAACGAAGGTAATATTGGAAACACTAATATAAACTACGGTAACTGGTCAGCCGATATATCCCCTAACGCAGACATCAATCAAATAAGTTATAATAAAAATATTGGAGGGTGGGATTTTGGAGCTAACTATACTGGCGATGGGCAATACGGTATAAATTTATCTAAAACTTTTAAACACGGAGGACTAGCAAGTATTTTATAATGGCAAAGATTGTACAATCATTAACAAGAGCTAAAGAAGAATACAGCAGAGCTAACCTACAGTCGTTAGTAAGAGATCTCGACGGTGTGATAACAAAATTAAATTCTTCATTTCAGGATGAAGTTAAACAGGAGATAGAAGCAAAGAGTTTCTTTTTAGAATAGTGGCAGTAATAAACGAATATAAATTTTATGGTAAAACGGTAACGGCAGCTGAAAGTAATAATCTTTTAGAACCAGGAGAGAATGAAACTATCATTGTTAAATCTCTACATGTTACTAATAAATCAGGATCTAATACACCTACTATAACTATCACTAACAATGCTTTTGAGGTAATACATACTCAAACATTATCAACGTCCGCTAGTGTAGAAATACTAACAAATCCGATGATAGTAGAAGGGGGTAAAGTATTAGCTGCTACTACAGCAGGAACTGTAAGTGATGGGGTAGTTATTACCATCAGTTACTTGAATATTAAGAAGGAAAAAACAGACTAATGGAACTAAAAAACGCAGAAGTAGAAACAACTTACAGACATAAGCAAACTGGTGAGATTTTTAAGGAAAAATCAGAGTGGGAAGCCAAGGGTTATAAGCCTGAGGATATGGCACAAGACGTAGTAGTTAAGATGCCACCTCTTGATTTAATGAGTAAAACATAATAAGGTGAGCAATTAAGGTAAAATTATGGCAATTTCAAGAATGCAACAACCCCAACAAATACAACGTGGCTTAGGAAGCTTACAAGATCCAAGACAAAACTATGGATTAGGTAAACTAGTTAAGAAAGCTGTCCGTGGTGTTAAGAAAATTGTTAAAAGTCCTATAGGTAAGATGGCGCTAACTGCAGGATTAATGGGTGCTCCGTTCGGAGGAGGCTCTTGGTTTGGAGCAGGTTCCGGTTGGGGTAAATTAAGCGGATTGATGGGTGGCCTAAGTAAATCGAAAACAGGTGGCGGACTTTGGAACGCAATTAGAGGTGGTGCCGGTAAAGCATGGGGATGGGCTCAAAAGAATCCAGGTCAAGCTGGTTTTCTTGGTCTAGGTGCAGCAGCAACAGCACTACCATTTTTAATGGGTAAAGAAGATGAAGAAGAAGAGGTTCAAGAATCATGGACAGATGTCCCTTCAAGTATTGCTAACATAAGAAATCAAGCAAGAAATTATTACACAAATCCAGATGCAAGCACATTAGCTTTCATGCCTAATAAACAATTCGTAGATTCAAACTGGTATGCAGCTGATGGTGGTAGAGCTCATAGACAAGGATTTTTTGAAGGAGCTTTAGCTGATACTGCAGAAGGACAGGCTATGTCTCCGGGAACTTCAGCGAGCGGTGGAACCCATGAAGGAGGGTATGGAAGAGATGATGTACCATTAGGTGGTGGACAAGGAACAGTAATTCTTGATACTGTAAATGAGACCATACCAGAGCCAGTTATTAAAGAAGGGTATAATTGGAAAAATATATTCCCAGGTGGAAAACCTTTTTATGGCAGTAAATCCCTAAATTATGAGAATGTATTTGGTACACAGTACGACCCTATAACAGGTCTACCTGTGGAAGATGATGAAAAAAATAAAGCAGATGCAGTGATCAAACCTACAAGTGGATATGAATCTTTAGCGGGAGATCTTGGGAACCAACGTGTAACAGAATATGAAGCAGCAGACATATGGAATGATCCAGCTTTAAAAGCACAAGGTGGAAGAGTTGGATTATTAAATGGTGGTGAAGCAGGAGAAGCACAACTACAACAAATGCTTATGGCAGAATTTGTAAAATATAAAAATCAAGGTGGCACATTAACTTTCGAACAATTTGTACAAGCAGTAATGCAAGCACAAGAACAGCAACCAGAAGGTGCTGGCATGGAGCAACCACAAGAAGTAGCTATGGCTGCTAATGGTGGAAGAATTGATACACCTAAAAGAGGTATTGTAGATGGACCAGGTAGTTATGCTGGATTTAGATTACTGAATGAAAATAAAAGACGTCCTCCTAATAAATTTGATTTTTTATACACTACTGGACCATTGAATGATGATCAAAAAGACACTTTACAAAACATGACTGAAGAAGACTGGGAAGAGGCAGACAAAGGCGGTTTTGTTGATATAATTATTGATATATTAAAAACTCCTTACATTATAAGAGGAGGAGATCCATATGACTGGTTTAATAAACGTGATGGCGGAAGAATAGGTGCATATAAGGGTGGTTTAATGAGTGAAGACGAAGATGAATATGCTTATAACCCACAAGCAGCTATGCGTATGTACAGAAGACCAGGTAAACAAGAAGGCGGAATCATGGAAACTGAAGTAGCAGAAGAAATGATTGACCTAGGCGGCAAAGAAAAAGATTATAGAGAGACTGGTGGCTTCGTAGATTTAGGTGGAAAAGAGCGAGCAGATGATGTACCAGCTAGATTAAGCAAAAATGAATTCGTTTTTACAGCTGATGCAGTAAGAGCTGCAGGCGGTGGAGACATCGACGCTGGTTCAGAAGTTATGCAGAACATGATGGATAACTTAGAACAAGGTGGAGAAATTTCTGAAGAGTCGCAAGGCTTAGAAGGAGCGCAAGCAATGTATGATCAACAACAAATGTTACAATCGAGGATAGCATAATGGCATTACCAGATTATTTACAAGACACAGGAAAAGATTTAGCCCGTCAGATGACGGCGGCGTATTCAGCACCACTTGATACGTCTAAATTCATGGGTTCACAGTTTGTAGCTGGACAAGATCCCTCACAAACACAGGCATATAATTTAGCAACACAAGGTGTTGGTTCTTATCAACCTTATTTACAAGCAGCACAGACTGCAGCTGGTCAAGCAGCATCAACTGTTGGGGGACTAGGTGCTTTAACAGGACCGATGACTGGTCAACAATTAACAGATTACACATCTCCATATCAAGGAGCAGTTATTGATGAAACATTAAGACAATATGATATTGGACGAACAGGTGGCAGACAATCTATTCAGGATGCAGCTGTTGGTTCTGGAAACTTTGGTGGTGGTAGAGAAGGTGCAATGTTAGGACAATACGATGCTGACTCTCTAGCTAACAGAGCTGGAATTAGAGCAGGATTATTACAACAAGGTTACACGGATGCTTTAGGACAAAGACAACAGAATTTAGTGAATCAACAAAACATTGCTAAACAACAATTAGGAATGGGTTCCGCTCAAATGGGTCTATCTGATTTTGGAAGAACAGGAATGGGTGCAGATATACAAGCACTAGGAAATCTTGGTTCAATGAATCAAGGATACCAACAAGCATTGTTAAATGCACAGCAACAACAATTACAATCACAAGCTTACGAGCCTTATGGAAGATTATCACAGTATGCATCAGGTATTACTGGTCTTGCTGGCGGAATGGCTGGACCACAATATCAAGACGCACCATCACAGAGTCCATGGCAAACGGCACTAGGAACAATCACAGGTCTTGGTGGATTGTACGGACAGATATTTAGAAAACCTGCTCAAATAAATATAGGGTAACATAGATATGAGAACTTTAAGTAGACCAATGTTTAGATACGGCGGCCCTATTAAAGAGGGTGTCATGTCAGGTATTAGAGAACCAAAAAGAAATGGTGGGTCTATGGGCAATCTTGTAGGATCTCCCGCATATCCTAAAACAGATGGCAGGGAACATCACTTTGCAGTTTCAGGTACGATAGCTGGGGTAGCAGGTTTAAATGCACTTAGACTAGGGGCCATGAGATTGGGATCAAGATATCTTATGCCTTTACTTAGAAAACAAATTGGTACACAAACTGTTCAAAAAGCAGGACCATCTCAAATAATAAAAGGCCTTAGAAGTCAATCTAGTAAAGGTTATCCAGGCGGTAAAATAACAGAAAAAATAATAGGACCAGGAACTGCTACGGTCCCTACATATGGACCTACTTGGTTAGGCAGCGATCCATTAGTTCAAGGTCTAGGTTGGGCTGGGAAAACTTTAACAAGTGGACCCGCTAAAGGTATAGCTGGAAAAGTACTTCAATTTGGAACTGCTCCAACCACTCTAATTGGTGGGCTATGGTATGCTAATGGTAAATGGTTTAATAAAGATGGAAGTCCGGCAAATAAAAAATCAATAGCTAAAGCTAAAGAAAGTACAGGTGGACCTCCAGGTGGTGGTGATCCAGGAATGCAGGGAACTGGTGAATGGTTCGCAGCACAAGCTGACAAGGAAGCTAAAATTGCTAAACAAAAAGAATGGAACAATAGAATTAAAAAGTACAGAGACATCATGGATATTAAAGGCATGAATAAAGAAGCTGCATACAAATCTTTAGTTGATGCTAGTAAATTAATCCAAGAGTCAGGAGACTTTAAAGGTGATATTAAATCAGGTAAATTAATTAACCAAGTTATTCAAGCAGCTAGTAAACAGTTTGATAAACCAGCTAAAACTAGCGATGCTATTAACACTCTTATACTTCAAAACGAACTTAAAAAAGATTTAAGCGCAGAGACAGATGCACTTGATAAAGCATATAAACAATCAGCAATCTTACTTAATCAAAAGAAATTAGCAGGTGAAAGTTTAAGTGAAACAATTAACGCATCTTATCAAAGAACTGGACAGTTTCCGTCAGGAGCAACTCTTGCAGGAGTAGCAAGAACAAAAGGAATAGATGCTCAAGTTTTACCTACCAAAGACATACCTAAAGATACAGAAGCACTAGATTATATAGTCAGTATAGTAACTGAATCTCATACTAATCCTGAGAAATCACCTTTCCCACCAGGTGACTATGTTATAAAAGACAGACTAATTACAGTAGATGAAACAGGTAAAGTAACCCCGTTGATCTAGGAGGGATAAATGGCCAATCTATCTTCTTATTTTAAAGACACGGAAGCAAATAATAAAATAGGCACTTTTGAATCTATGCTAGCAGGTGTAGGTTCTGGTTTAATTGCAATTCCAAAAGGTTTATTTTCTTTAGGCGCAAGTCTAATGGACCTAGGTGTCGACAGCGGTAAAGCTGCTAGAGTTGAAGCATGGTTCGATGATCTTACAGAGTGGGACGAGAAAGCAGAAGCAACAGGTGCTGGAAAACTTACAGAAATATTAGTTAACATAGGTTTACCTGGTGGTATAGCTTTTAAAGCTGCTAGTGGTATGTCAAAAGCTGCTATGCTTGCAGCCAAGAATGGTAAGTATGTAAAATTAAATAATCCTAATCTAATTAAAGCTGCTGATGAAGCATTAGAACTAACAGCCAAAGGTAAAGGCAGACAGTTTATTGCTGGAGCTTTGGGTGGTGGTTTAGCAGAAGGTGTATTCGTAGGAGATGCAGAAGACGTAGGATCATTTGGAGATTTATTAGGTGGACCAACAGCAATAGACAGAGCCCCTGATACTGATGCTGTTAGAGAAATATTAAACAGAGTTAAGTTTGGAACTGAAGGAGCATTGTTCACAGGAGTTTTAGGTGGAGCAGGTTCTGTTATTAAAAAACTTACGAATAGAAATAAACAATTAGACGTAGCCAATTCTAAATTAGATAGATGGATTGATAGAGTAGCTTCAGCTTTCAGATCTAGAAGTGGTAAGACTCAAGAACTATTTGACTTGGAGCGTCAGAGTATTGGTTTAAAAGCAGTAGACACCAACGTTGCACAAAACTTATCTAGAAATTTAGAATTAAATATAGATCAGATGTTTCCTTTCTTTAGAAATATTGGAAACAAAATGGCACAAAAGGAAAGAACAAAATTTTTAGCAGAAGTTAATGAAACTTTATTATCTGGTGAAGCAAGACTAGGTGATGATGGTCTTACAACCTTTGGTGAAATGGAAAAAAGAATTGTTGATAAAAATGGTAAAGCTATTGGGGGAATAGATAAGATGGTAGAAACCATTAGAAAATATGCTCCTTCCCAAGAGGCAGCAAAGAATATAGAAGAAAATATGCTCGCTAATATGAGAACGATGAGAGATAAATGGGCAGAATTATTTTCACATCTTGGAGGAACGTTAGATAAAAAAGAAATTGCTAATTTTAAAACTTTGTTTGGTGGTAAATTTAAAAATTATCTAGGTTCTAGTTATGATATCTTTCAAAACACAAGTGTTATTCCATGGATGAGATATAAACCAGCGGCACAAGCAATTGAAGATGCTAAAGGGGTTTTTAAACAAAGTGCTGATGAAGCAGGTTCACCCATTACAGATTTAGAAGCAGAAGAAATCGTTGCAAACATTTTAAGACCAGAAAATATTGGACTACCAAAAGGTATGAGAATGGATCGAGCTTCTCAAATTTATTTTAAGATGCCTAAGTTTTTTGTAAATAAAACTACATTAGATGATGCCAGCCAAGCACTTGGTAGAACAGGGGAATATAGGGTTTCTGTAGAACAACTAAAGCCAGAAGTCCAAGAGGTGTTTAATAGATTGTACGGTAAACAAGAGAACCCTATGCAAACTATGATAAGTGGTATGGCTAAACTTTCTATGGTTGTTAGACGTAATGTATTTTACAGAGATATAATTAAAAAGAACGAAGAAGTTATTAATAACTGGATGGCAGCTACAGATAAAAGATCTGTGGCACAACCTATGTTTGCTAGATCAGAAGAAGAAGCTAGATTATTTTTTGGTAATGCAGACTTTAGAAAAATACAACCTGTTGACCAGGCCCAAAGACTTCAGGTATCAACAAGAGCAGCAGCAACAACTCCCTTTGGTCAGATTGATAATACTTTTTATGCAAGGAACGGAGTAGCAGATGCTATTGAAGGAACAAGTTTTGTTAAAGGAGATAGAGGAACTGCTGGAAGATTATATGATAGTTTAGTATTGTATCCTAAAGCAGCATCACAGATTGCTAAAACAATTTTATCACCAGTCACACACTTAAGAAACTTTGTAAGTGCTGGAGCTTTCGCTGCAGCTAATGGTATCATACCGATGGCTGATCCCGCTGCAATTAAACAAGCATACCAAGCACTACAAACAGGATTAAAAGGAACAAGACAACAGAATGATTTATACCAGGAACTATTAGAGCTGGGTGTAGTAAACTCTAACGTTAGACAAGGGGATCTAATGAAACTATTAGAGGATGTAAACTTTGGTGAGACAATGACAGCAGATAAAGGAATGAGATTATTATTAAAGCCTTTATCAAAATTAAAATCTATTGGTCAAGACTTATACACGGCTGAAGATGACTTCTGGAAAATATATTCATGGGCTATTGAAAAAAATAGAATCGAAAAAGCTTTTGAAAAATCTGGTTTAGTCAGAGGACAATGGTTTAAAAGAAACGGTGTAGATATAAAACTTGATGACACATTCTTAAAAAAAGAAGCTGCAGACATAGTTAAAAATAATATACCTAATTATGATTATGTATCTGACTTTGTTAAAGGCCTACGTAAATGGCCAATTGGAAACTTCGTATCTTTCCCGGCAGAAATAGCAAGAACAGGAACTAACATTGTTAGAAGAGCATTGAGAGAAATTAACGAGACTATAACACTAGCTGATGGAACTGTTGTTAAACCATTTCAAGGTATAGGTTACACTAGATTGTTTGGCTTTGGTACTACAGTAGCAGCTATACCTATGGCTACAGTATCAGCATTCCAGGCCCTA